GAACGCCATTGTGGCCATAGTACGCGTGGCGGTTGCCCAGACTGCCGCCCGTGTCGACAATGCGCGCACCGCACGCGTTGCCGGCGTACGGGGTGATCAGCCACCACCAGTCGTCAAGTTCAAGAAGGTCCTGATCAGCGTACTTCTCATACATGGTTTGTGTCAGAAGGGCGATCTTCGCCTGAATGGTTCCGTAACCTTCACCGCCTTCGTGGTCAGCCAGGGACCAGTCGGCCGTCAAGATGTCCTTTGAACGGATAGGGCCTTCGGCCTGGTCGAATGTAGCCAGGAATTCGGTATTCAGTTCACGGTTAAGATTTGAGAAGCGCCAGTCGTTCGGATTTGCGGCCGGCTTTTCCGGTCTGGTCTTGAACGGCTGATCCGCGAAGTGGCGGTCAGCGATACAGGTATCGGCGATCAGAAGGGTTCTTCCGTCGGCGAAGTGTTCCAGGACGCGGACGTCGATCGGTCCGGCGTTGAATACGGTTCCAGGTGCAAGGTCTTTCAATTTTGCGCGTACAGTCATTTTTTGTTTCCTCCTTCAAATTCTTCGATAACAACTTCGACACGGGGGTTTTTCGGGTCCACAGCGAAGTCGTCGGTAAAGTGTTCAATGTGTTTCCAGCCGTCATTTTGGAGAACGCCGGCATGGACAAGGCTGTCCTGAATGAACTTCTTCGCGAAAGCGATATTGTCTTTATCTCTCCGGCGGTTCGGCTCGATCCAGGTGTAATGTATCACCACGGGACGGGTGAAGCGGACGCCGCGAAGCTGGGTTTTGATCATGTAGCCGATCACGTTTTCGGCCTGTTTCTTCATAGCGGCGGCTTTGTATTTGCCTTTGACGCCGCGTTCAGCGTCCACATATTCGTTCAGTCCTGGCAGAAGGCCAGGGATTGTCAGTTTATAGTGTTTCACTCTGTCACGTCCTTTCAAGCCCCAGAAGGCGCTTCGCCTTGTCGCGGCGTTCTTGTGCGTTCTGGGTTCTTCTGGAATCTCCGGCCAGTTTCAGCCTGATCGGACACATTTCCAGAATTCGGTCATAAATTCGGGCATATCCCAGGGACGACGGGTTTTGAAGGTCGGCCAGGGAAAGGTTTGTCGTGACGATCAAGGGCTTTCCGGTGCGGCTTCTGGCGTCTATGACGTTGAAGACCTGTTCCACGGAATAGGACGTGTCCCTTTCGACGCCCAGGTCGTCGATGACAAGAAGGTCATATCGGGACAGCTTGTCCAGGAATTCCTGTTTATCTTCGCCGAAGCCTTGAAGTTTGTTCAGGATTCGGGGAAAGTTCGTCACGCTGGCGCGGACCTGTTTGTCGATCAAGGCGTTTGCTATGCAACAGGCCAGGAATGACTTTCCGGTCCCGACGCCGCCATAAAACAGGATTCCGATATTGTCGGCCTTCATTTCCGGCCAGTGTTCCACATAGCGGCGGCACACGTCGGAAATTCTGGCGTTGCGGTTGTCGTCCTGGGTGAAGTTCTGGGACAGGTACGACGGATCAGTGATCCCGTCTTTGCGAAGCCGTTCGCATTGCTTCCGGAATTCGGCGGCCTTTTCTTCGGCTTCACGTTGGCGGCTGGCTTCTGATTCGCACTTGCACAGGTGCGGAACGCGAAGCGTTTTTTCGCCGATCGTGATGTCGCCTTCTTTCCTGGTGTGGCATTTGCCACAGCACAGGAAGCCTTCTTCGTCGCGGTAGTCGCCTTCGGCGCCATTGTTCGCCCTACCTCTGGCGGCGATACCTTCGACAGCGGCCGTCCAGATGTTGTCGGCCATGATTATTCACCGTCGTCCAGGAAGTCTTCGCCGTCGTCGTAGTTCTTGACGGTGGCCGGCTTCGGGGACGGTATGACTTCGGCGCGGTCATATTCGTTCCAGCGTTCACCGCGAAGGAATGTCGCCGGATATGGAATAAAGCGGCCGTCGTCCTTTGTCCACTGTTCAGAACGCTTCCAGCGCTCCACACCCTGGACGATCTGGTTTGTCAAGTCTGGGTTAGGGCGAATTTGATTCCAGACCTTCACGGCGTCTTTCTTGCCGACTTTTCGTGGATAGACTGACCAGAACTGGTCAAAAGTGTCGTCCACTCCGGCGCCGCGTTGCGCCGATACTCGTTTTCGTTTCTCGTTTACGTTTTCGAATACGTTTTCGTTTACGTTTACGGAAGAATCTGCTTGCATTTGCGCGCAAGTGTTAGAATTATCACTTGATACCTCTTGACTGCAAGTGTTATCAAATTCTTGCGGTAGTGGGTATTTGGGTTTTGTTGCGCGCCTGTTCTGGTGTTTGTCCCAGGACAGAAGTTTCAGATATTGCCGACCGTCTTCACCTCTGTATGTAGCCACAAGGCCACCGTTCACAAGTTCAGCCAGCCAGGAAGACACCTTCTTTTCGGTCGGTACGTTCAGCGGAAAGAGAAGGGAAGCAAGGATTTTCGGGCTTCCGTAGTACAGGCCGAAGTCGTCCGCTTTTACGATCAGACGATAGAACAGGACTTCGGCTTCCGCCGATAAGTACGCCAGACTTTCAGACGTACATATTGATTCTTTCAAAATGCGGCTGGGCATTTATGACACCACCTTTCACGCGTTTTTCTGACAGGCGCGGCACATTTCACGGCCGAATTTGTTCATGGAATAGCGGCGTTCAGCTTCGCTGATAGGGCCGCCGCACACGGGACACGCGGCGCCGCCTGTCTGGGCGCTGTTTTGCGGTTGTGGTGCGGTTCTTTGCTGTTGGTTGGTAGATTGTCCACCCTGGGCGTTCTGCCCGTTCGTGGCGCTCTGTGTGGCTTGTGGCGCCGGTGCGTGTCCGTTCATATTGAAGCGGACTTTATTGTTCCGGTCGACGATTACCAGGTCACAGATTTCGCGGCGTTCGTTATAGGCGATCTTCGATACCTTGAACTTCGTACTGGCGTAGCACTTGAAGACTTCCTTCTGACCCTGGCGTTCGGGATAGAATTCACCGTCAGCCAGTTCGACATAAATGAAAGGGCCTGTATAAAGTTCGCGGCCGATCCCGACGTTAAAGCCGGCACGTTTGAAGCTGTCGGACGCCTGGCCTTTTTCCTTTTCGGTGTTGCTCTCTGTTCCGACGTCCTGTTTTCTGACCCAGGTCTTTTTTTCGTCGTCCCAGATGTCGATATTACAGAACAGGTTTCCGTTGATTACTTCGTGGGTTCTCTGCCAGTTGCCAGGCCCGAAGACCTGGTCCAGGATTCGCATATCGACGCGCGCGTCCTTGTAAAGCAGAAGGACGGCGCCGACGCGGCCGGTCTTTGCTTTGCTGACCGACTGAACGCGACAGTCAATGTCTTGTTCGGTAAGAAGGGGAATCGAAAGTTCTTTCATTGCGGTTCCTCCTTATTTGATTTGAAGGTTTCGGTTCTCCACAAGGGAAGCGCCGGACACTTCCTGGCCGGACTGGATCGCCTTCTTGATCGCGGTCTTGTCCGGTTTCGTTGTAACGGTTTCAACAACGAAGTCAGCCGGAAGGGCTTTTTCGTCGTCAATGCTTACGGCCACAGACTTTCGGAAGGAAACGCGAACCTTTGTGGTTTCGACCTTGTCACGGCCGGCGGCGTCCAGACACGCGGTCAGGACATTCTTCAAATAGTCGATTCGCTTTTCGGTCTGCTTGCGGCGCTTTGCCAGGTTGGCTTCTTCGGCTTTCAGGTCGCCGATAAAGACTTCGGAATTCTTGATGTAGCAAGCGACAGCTTCGCTTTTTTCTTCGAAGGCTCCGGACAGTTCGTCCAGTTCTTCGGCGTTCAGGATTTCGCCGGTTTCTTCGTCGATTTCCAGGTTGTCAAGGACCTTCAAATACTTGTCAGTGATTTCGTACAGGGTGTTATTCATTTTCGGAACCTCCTTCCAGGGTAGCGACCTTCGCTTCAAGGTCTTTCACTTGCTGATCGGCTTTCTTGTAGCGGTCGAACCAGTCGTTCGAACACTTCTTTTCATAGTCCAGATCGCTTTTCAGTTCAGCGTTTTCGATTAAAATATCCAGGACGAACGCCTTCACGGCGTCGGTGTCATAAAAATTCAGTTTAGCCATTGTTTTTCACTCCTTTTCGTGATATACTGTTCGTAGACTTTTTTGAAAGGGCCGTTTCGGTTGTTGTGGTGACGACGAAACGGTCTTTTTCTGTTTCTTCAATGGTGATCTTGCGTTCACCAAGCAGAAGAAGACTTTTGACGGCTTGTCCGACCTGGACGGCCGACAGTGTCGCGGTGTACTTCATGTTTTGACCTCCTTTCCGTAGGATTTCGGAAGGCGCCACCTACAAAGGCGAAGCCGGTTCCAATGAACAGAAGGCCGAAGGTTCTGACCGTTCCTTCTACCAGGGACACCGCGTCGGTTTCTATGGCGCCGATCGTTTCCCAGGCAAAGAAGAAGGCAATAGCCGCCGCCAGGGCTGACGTCCTTCTGATCGCCAGACGGATTCGGCGTCGTTTCCGCCTGGTTGCTCTGTCCGGTGTCATTTCTTGACCTCCTTTCTTTTCGGACCACTGCCGCGACGGCGAATGTTTTCCTGGTAGGTTCTTTGTGCCAGTACCGGATCATAGGCCGGTCGCTGGTTCTGATCCAGTTTCCCAGTCGCGCCGCGTTTCAGTTCGACATACAGTGTTCGAAGGGCGACGCCCACTTCGTCAGAAATGTCGGAAATGGACATTCCTTTCGCGTACAGGGCCGCGATTTTCTTTCTGTTGTCGAAGGTGATAGACTTATAAACTGCCACGTTCTCACGCTCCTTTCTGCTTGCGGCCTTATAACCACGTATCGCCCTTGTCAGGATCGCCGTTGACCTGTTTAATGTTTGGGTCGAAGATTACGACGAAACGGTCTTCGTAAAACTTTTCAGAAATGACGGTTACTTCCCACAGGATATTCCAGTCTGTCAGTGTTCGGATCAGGTCCACAGCGAATTCCGCTTCCACGATTTCGCCGTCGGTGCTGACCAGAACTATATTCTTCGCTCTGCGTTTGTTAGTTGCGACGACGATTCTTTCAAGCATTTTTCTAATAGTCATTTTCTTCATTTTTAGGGTCCTCCGTGGTAAAAAAATAAGTTGCGAAGGCTCATTTGAACCTTGCAACTTAATACTACTCCTCACAATAAAAAAAGTCAAGACTAAATTGCAAAAATTCATAAAAAAATTCAAGTAAGACACGCGACGCCTTCCTGGAAAACGGCTTCTGCGGTCCGGAAGCCCAGTATTTCACGGGGATAGTTATTGATCCAGTCTTCGACCTTTTGGATCGCTTTCGCTGTGACTTTCCGGAAGTCTGTTCCTTTCGGGAACCAACGGCGGATCATTCTATTCACATTTTCGTTTGATCCTCTTTCGTATGACGAATAGGGGTGACAATAGTATATCTTTGTCCTGTTGCCTTTGCGGCGACAGGACTTTTCCATTCCGGCACAGTCAGCGAATTCGGAACCGTTATCGACAGTGATCGTTCGAAAGATTTTGCTGAAATTTGCGCCGTATTCACGTTCAAGGCTATCCAGGACGCGGACCACGCTTCGGGCGGTCTGGTCGCGCATAGGACGAATGATTTCCCGTCTGGACTTTCTTTCGGTCAGAACCAGAAGGGTTTTCTTTGTTTTCTTCTTGCCTTCGACACAGTCCATTTCCCAGTCACCAACGACCGCGCGATCGTCGATTTCTTTCGGGCGATTTTCGATACTGGTCCCAGCCGGTGGCCGCTTCGCTCTCTGGACTTTGTTATACGGGCGTTTCTTTTGGCCTTTGACAGGAAGGTTCTTGTTCGTGACAGTCAAAAAGACGCCCTTGTCGATATAAGAATACAAGGTCGATTCACAGATCGACGTTTTGAATTCAAGGCCCTTTTCCTTGATTTCGCCCAGGACAGCGGCCGGCGAATAGCCTTCTTCGGCGATCTTCTTTTCGATATGCTGGGCCAGTTCGTGGTCGTTTCCGATTTTCAGGTTCGGACCTTTTGCGGCCAGGTGTTCGCGGTAAGCCGCTTCGGCCATTTCCGGACTGTATCTTTCTTCTTCGGTCAGGTCGGAATTCGTATGAATATAACGGCCACGCTTGATTTCGTTGTAGATCGTTTTCAGGTGAACGCCGATTTCGTCAGCGATTTCCTGTTTGTGACGCTTGTCCTTTAACATTGTTTCTATTTTCAGCCTGTCAGTCCAGGACAGGTGTTTGAATCTGCGCTTTTTCATTTTGATTCCTCCTGATATGCAAAAAAGCCCCGTCCGTTCGTGGACAGGGCTTTCGTTTTATTGTTTGGTTGTGCGGGCGATATATTCGACCAGTGCTTCTTTGATAAAAGCGTTTACACTCATACCGGCCGCGCTGGCGGCTTGAACGATCTTTTCTCTGTCGCCTTTTGGAACTGTTATTTCGATTCGGTCATAGGATTTCTTTCGGAAGCGTTTGTTCGCTTCAATTTGCGCT